AAGCCAAACAATGCACTTAAGCTTTCAATTAAAATTTAATGAAAAGTTTGATTGTGTTATTACGCATTTAGGGCAAGAGATTAATGCAATGACTCTTTCGACAGGTGAACGTAAAAAAGCAGATTTCGTTATTATTATTTCAATCATTAAGATCCTTAAATTAAGATTTCCACAGTTAAATCTTTTATTCTTAGATGAATTATTAAGTTCAGTTGACCAAGATGGTATTTACAACATCTTAAAAATATTGAGCCAGGTTATAAAAGAAAGTAAGATAAATACATTTGTAATCAATCATACTCCGTTACCACACGAGATCTTTGATAAAAAGTTACACATATTTAAAGAAAACGGATTCTCTAAGTTTGAAATAGAGGCAATTGAATAAAAATATATAAATTAATGTCAACGTACAATTCAAAATATAATGCAGACGATTCTGTAGTAAGACATATTATTATAGGCCTAATTTCAGATCTTAATAATAAAATTTACTTTTACAGACAAAAGGACAATGATACTAGAGTAGTTGTAGATGTTCCATTTTATTATTCAATTACAGGAGATGATCAATTCTTAAGAGATAATTTCTTGTTTACTACGCCGGACGGTTTAGATTGTGTACCAGATAAAATGTTTGCAGATGGTAATTATGATTCTATACCAAGAGGTGTTGCTAATTTAACATCTTTAGCTATAGATTCAAGTAAATTAGTTAATAAAGGCGTTAGAGGATCTTATACTAAATTAAATAGCGAAGGCGCCATGGAAGGTTACAATGCTGAATTTACAATGATTCCAGTAACTCTTGGCTTTTCAATTGAGATTTTAGTAGGTTCACAATTAGATTCCTTAAAAATCACTGAAATGATTATTAAGAGACTTTATAAATCTAATTATTTTAATGTTGACGTTGGACACTTAAATGAAGGTACTTATAGAATAGCTTCATATTATGCCATGCCAGATGATTATGAAAACGAAAGACCGTTAGAATTTACATTTGAAGATAAAGATAAATACAAAATTACATTCTCGGTTGAAGTAAATTCATTTATACCAGCCTTTGAATTTGATACAGAGATACATTCAGGTAATAGAATGTTTGAAATACTATCGACTGTAACAGATCAAAAAATTGAAAGTTTTACGCGAGGGTCTAATACAGACGACGTGAATATTATAGATAAAAATGACATATAATATTAGGATATATAATAAAAGATAAAAAAATTAACAAAAAATGAGAACAAATATTCTTGCTCCTTTAGTACAATCAGAGACTTCTGCTACATTTTATTTAAATGGTAGAATTTTTGAAATGTCAGGTGACTCAGTTTCTTTAGTAGAAACTTCAAACAATGCTAATTTAAACGCAGCAATCGCAGCTTTTGAAACTTTTGAATTTAGCGAAAACAATGTTAGATGGTATTTAGGTACTTCTAGATTTAACTATAACATTGCAGAAAACAAATTTACATGGGGTAATTCAGAAATTGTATCTGAAAGTTTCTCTAAGCATATTTTTGCAGGTGGTGCAATTAGATATGAAAACTTAAAAACAGCTGAATTGTTTGAAGCTATTCCAGCAATGTTAGAATCATTTATCGTTTTAGATATGGTTGCATGTTTTGAAGGAAATAACATTACAGTTGATTTAATCAAAGCTGATGAAAAACTTTATGTTTCTAGAAACAACAAAGGAAATCACATTTACAAATTCTTTGAAGCTAAAAATGCAAATGAAGCTTTAGAATATGTTAAAGAACAAACAGGACAAGATGCATCTGAATTCTTAATTGAATCTTTAGAAGGTGAAGCATCTAGTTTAGCTAACGTACAAGCACAAATTAATGAATTTCAAGAAACTATTGCTTTCTTGAAAGATCAAAGAAACGTATTAGCTGAAGCTGATAGAAATTTACCAGAAATTAAAGAAGCTAATAACTTTCTTTTATCTGAAATTAAATCATTCGAAGCTAAGATCGCTGAATTACAAGCATAACATTTCATACAAATATTTAAAAGGGGTCGCTATTGCGTCCCCTTTTTAGTTTATAAACAAAATTGAATATTTACGTATAATAAACTAAAAACAGACATACATTGGCAACAAACACAAACATTACAGAACAAAAACCCGCAGTTGTTGAAACCACAACGCCGGTTAAGAAAACGGCCAGAAAGAAAAACTATTTAAATAATAGGGATTTATACGATCAAATCGTAATTTCAAAAGAGCAGGAAAAGCTAACTAAAGAAGCAGAAAAAATGCTTATTCTTTTGGCGGAAAAAGCAATTAACAGAATGAAATATGTTGATGAAAAAGACAGAGAAGATTGTCTATCATTCGCTATTTTGGATTTGTTAAAGTATTGGAAAGGCTTTAATCCTAAATACACCAATGCATTTGCATACTTTACAGAAATCGCTAAAAGAGGTTATGCTAAAGGTTGGAATGCAATTCACCCAGAAAAATACAAAGGTACTATCTCATTAAATAAAGCTAATTCTCACAACGGAGAAGATAGCGATATGGGTGGAATTTACACAATATAACAATGTCAATAAAAAACGTAAGACCTACAAAAAAGTCAGGATTCAATCAAGGTTACTATATACCTAATGATCCAACTAAGTATGTTGGTCCTACTCCAATCATATACAGATCTTCATGGGAAAGAAAGTTTATGATGTGGTGCGATAACAATGATAAAGTTATGATGTGGTCCAGCGAGCCGGTCCAAATAGAATACATATCTAGAGCGGATAATAAAAAGCATATATATTATCCAGACTTCTACATGAAAGTTCTTCAAGAAGATAATAATCTTAAAGAATTTCTAGTAGAAATCAAACCAAAACAACAATTGATAAAACCAGAGCCCCCAAAAAAAGCTTCTAAAAAAGCTTTAAGTTCATATCAATTTTTAGCAGAACAGTATATTAAGAATTTAGACAAATATACGTTCGCAAAAGAATATTGTAAAAACAGAAACTGGAATTTTATAGTTTTAACAGAAGACTCGATTAATGGATTACGTTAAGAAAGAAATATTGAAAATGATCAAAGAAAACAAGAGCAAAAAAGAAGCTCGAAATGTTTCTGAGAAATGGTTTTCAGATGCTCTTAAGAGCAGAAAAGATAAATCAGTTGAGCGTATTGTTAAACCATTTGAACCAGGTAAAATTTATGTATTCGATTATGTCAATCCAGTAACAAAAGAAACTTTAGAATGGTGGGATATGAATCCGGTCGTTCTAGCTCTTTTACCAATTGACAAAACAACAGAGTGCGGTATTAACCTAAATTTATTACCAGTTAAATTCAAAGAAGAATTCTTAGATAATTTCTATAAGATGTACCACTCTCAAATAGCTGCTCAAAAAACAGGTATTAAAAAAGACAATGCTAGTTTACAAAGTCCATTAAGATCTTTAAACTATGAAGTTGTTAAGAGATATTTAGACAAATATGGCTTTGGATTTGCCATAAGAAGATACAAAACGCATCTTAAAAAGAATCAAGCTGTAGTATCTTATGAGAGCTGGGCTAAAATAGCTTTATGTGATTTTATAAAGTTAAATGGTGCTAGTCCGTGGAAAATCAAGAGACTTTTCACAGAGTACTATAGAAATATGAATATATAATTAAATAAGTAAAAACTAAATACAAATATAATGGCAGGATTCGTAGACAGAAACGGACCGTTTAGTACAGGTAAAAGACCTTTTAGGTTGAGCGATACTCTTAAGAAGTTATCGTCGTTCGGTATGTATTATGACGACTTAGTATTAAGACAATCACAAGCGATCGGTCCAATGGAAGATCAATTTGGTTATGGCCAAATGAACTTAATGGGCGTAGATTCAGATGACATTTATGGTGCATTTGCTGCACTATCTATGGCAGATACTAACATGAGAAAGAACCTTCCGTTCTTTGACATGAATTATAAATCTAAAAGAGATGAATTAAGACAATTTTCTCTTTATGATGAAATCGAAGACATTTTAGATATTCTTTGTGATGAATCAATTGTATTTGATGAGAAAAATTTCATAGCAACACCAACCTTAATTGGTATGGAAGTTTCTGAAGAAGTTACTTCATACATGCATAAATCATTTAGAAATATCTACCAATATTTTGGATTTGCTGGAGATCAATCAGCCTGGTTTTACTTTAGAAAATGGTTAATTGATGGTTATTTGTCTTTTGAGATCGTTTATAATCCAGAAATGACAGAAATTATTGGTTTCAAAGAAATTGATCCAACAACATTAGTTCCAGGTTACAATAAAGAAGATGGTAAAAAAGTTTGGGTTCAGTTTAAAGACGATCCAATCAAAGAGCGTAAATTATATGATGCGCAAATTATTTACATCTCATACTCTTCTATTACTACAGCTTCACGTATTTCTTACGTAGAAAGATTAATCAGAGCATTTAACTTATTAAGAGTTATGGAACATACCAGAGTTATTTGGGCTGTTACAAATGCTTCATATAGAATGAAATTTATTATCCCAGTTGGTGGTAAATCTAAAACAAGAGCAAAACAATCGTTAGCTCAATTAATGAACAACTATAAAGAAGTAGTTGATTTTGATTGGGACTCAGGTGTTCTTAATACCAATGGTAAACCAATGCTTCAATTTAATAAAGAATACTGGTTACCTTCAAAAGATGGTGAACAACCAGAAATTGAAACTTTAGGTGGTGAAGGTCCTGAAATTAATGACGTTGAGTCTTTAAAATACTTCTCAGATAAATTAAAGCACGTTTCTAAGATCCCATATAGTAGATTTATGTACGAAGATGGTGGTGGAGAAAACAACATGGCAGCTGACGGTATGATCAGAGATGAGATTAAATTTGCTAAATTCGTTAACCGTTTAAGATCTTCATTCCAAGAAATTTTAGTTAAACCGTTGTGGTTACAGATGTGTATTAAATTCCCTGAATTCAAAGAGGATCCAATGTTTAGAACACAAATCGCATTAAGATATAATGAAGAAAACATGTTTGCTGAAATGAAAAACATGGAAATCATGGAAAAACGTTTAGATTTTATTTCTAATATGCGTAATAACTTGATGACAACTAATCCAATGACGATGGAAGAAGAACATTACTTCGATTTAGATTTCTTAGTAGATAAATACTTGAAGTTAAACAATGATGATAAAACAGCCAACGAAGCTGCTAAATCAAGAGCAGCTGCTGCTAAAGCTGCAGAGCCAGAAGATCCAAACGCAATGGCTATGATGGGCGGAATACCAGGTGCTGGTGGATTCTAATAAAATAAAATGAATACATATAATATGAAAAAATTAATTAAAACATTCGAACAATTTATATTTGAAGCTGAAGCAGTTAAAGCAGAAGACTCAGATGTTTATATCGATGATGTATCAGCTGATGGTTCAGACACAGTAATTAAAGCTGTTGAAATCTTAGGAGCTATTAAGGCATCTGCAACAGAAAAAGAATTTAAAGACTATTTCTTTCAGCAATATGGCCAAACTACTTTAATGCCAGAAGATATGGCTAAACTTTGTAAATATTACAATGAATATAAAGAAGAAGAAAACAAAGAAAAGGCTGATTCTGAAAAAGAAGGTGAAGATGAAACTTCTACCGAAGAAGATCCATTAGCAGGTTTAGACACAGATTTACCAACAGGTGAAGACGGAAAATAATAATATTAATTTTTTACATTTTAAACAAGGATATATAATCCAAAATATACTATAAAAATATATGAATACAAATTCAAAACTTTTGATTCTTGAAAGAAGTGGTTCTACATTAGCATTCGCTCAAGATAATTCAGGTGCTTATGTTCTTGAAGGCGTGTTCGGTGAAATCGATAAGTTAAACAGAAACAATCGTATCTATACCGAAGACGAATATTTACCGCAAGTAGAAAGCCTTCAGGCTAAAATCAAATCATCTAAGTTATTAGGTGAATTAGACCACCCACAAAACTTTGACATTTCTTTAAAAAATGTTTCTCACATTATTGAAGAATTAAGATATGACAAAGACAAGAAACAAATCCTTGGAAAAATTAGATTATTAGACACCGATGCTGGTAAACAAGCTAAAGCATTAGTTGACGCTGGTGTACCTTTACACATTTCTTCTAGAGCGGCTGGTACAGTAGAATCTAACGGAAAAGTTAAAATCAAACAATTATTTACTTACGATTTAGTTGCAGATCCTGGATTTGCTAACGCTGAATTAAAAAGAGTTAATGAAGCGTTTGGTTTTGAAGATAATGAAGATCTTTTAATTTACGAAATCAACCCAACTGATAATAAACAAACACAAATAAAAGAAGAACAAAACATGGAAAACGCAAGATTCGTTAGTACTGATGACTTCAATAGTTATTCAAAATACTTAGCTGAAGAAATCAAAGCTTTAAAAGAATCTCTTACAGCATTAACTAGCTCTGAGTCTACTAACGAAGAGATTAAAAATCTAAAAGAGTATTCTTCTTATATAGCTGAAAAATTAAATCAAGCAATTGCTTATTCTGAGCATGTTGCAGAAAAAGCTGATCAAGGAATTCAATTCGCTGATTCATTGGCAGAAAAATTAGATCAATCAATTCAATATTCTGAGCACATCGCAGAAGGTGTTGAAGCTATCAAAGGTTACACTAACTATTTAGCTGAGTCTTATAACGAAGGAGTTATGACTCACGAAAATGTAGTTAAATACGTAAACTATTTAAAAGAAAACTTAGAGAAAGTTACTGAATACGCAGAATACGTTGCAGAAACTGTAAACTCTAACTTATTAATGGAAGATGATACCGATGCAGGTAAAGAATTAACTGAAGAGCCAAATGATAAAACTCCAGAGGTTATCGATGCAGAAGGTGAAAAATATCCAAAAGCAGAAGATGCAGCAGAAGATATCGAAGACGAATTAGAAAAAGATATCGAAGCTTCAAAAGCTGACGGTGAAGATACCGGTAAAGAAGTTACTGAAGAAGTAGAAGCTGATGAAGAAGAAGCTGAAGAAGTAGCTGAAGCAGAAGATAAAATGGATGCTTACAAGAAAGAAGTAACTGAGAAATTAGCTTCATTAGTTGAAAGCGCTAAAGCAAAATCAGTAGCAGAACCACATTTCTTTAAATTCATCGCTGAATCTAAGAAAGAAGAATTCAATACTTTATCACTTGAAGAGAAAACTGTAGTTGCAAAAGCAATCGAAGGTAAAGGTTTCTTAACTGAATCACAAATCTACGCTTTATGGAACAACGCATTAGCACCAGTTCAACAAGCAGAACCTTTAGTAATCTCTGCAATGCCAGCTGAATATAAAGAAACATGGAATTCTTTATCAGAAGGTAAGAAAAATCAATTGTTAGCTCAATCTAAATACCACAGATTAGAAACAGAATATCAAGTAAGAAATTTCTGGCAAACAAGAGACTTAAGAGAAGTTGCTCAAGTTATTGAAAAAGTAGAAATGGTTAAAGAATCTACAGAAGAAGCAAAACAATTACCATACGATATGACTGGTGTTGCTGAATCTTTAAACAAAAGATTTAAAAAATAAGAATTTTTAAAAAAATTAAAAATTCACTTTTTTAAGTAGATATATAATCTAATAACACAAGAATAAAATATTCGACGCTCAGTTAAGAAGCAAAAAACTGAATTATGTCGAGCCGTAGATGCAATCTACACAAACTAAACATAAAAAGAACATTTAAACAAAATGGCACAATTAATTAACGAAGCAGAGATCAGAGAAACATGGTCTCCAATTATCGAGGCTGCTACAGGTATCAATGACGCTAGCAAATTAGCGTGGATGTCAGAGTACTGCCACAACCACAAGTTGTATGAAGATGCAACTGCTCACATGAGCTTAGACCCAACTATGAACTTAAGAGGTATGGGCGTAGTATCATTTCCTTCAGGATTTGGTTCAAACCCTACATCATTAGGATCAGGTGACAAAGCTCCAACTTTATTACCTTTAGCAATGCAAGTTGCTGCACAAACAATCGCTTTAGATTTAGTACCAGTTATTCCAATGGCAGGTCCAATGGGATTATTATCTTACTTAGACTTCGTTTACGAAGGTGGTAGATTAGACAACGGTGTAGCTCCAACTTACGTTAAAGCTGCTGGTGTTGTTGGTGATATCGCTGCATCTGCAGGTGATAACGGTGCATACGAGTATGCTGGTAAATCAAGAATTGATGGTAAATCTATCTATAAAGTAGGTACTATTGATGCTGCTAACGATACTGTAGCTGAAGATTTAGAAGCTGCTGGTGCAACTGCTGGTTCAGTAGAATTAGTTAAAGCATTAGAAGATCACTTACCAGGTTTCACTGCTAAAGATTCTGAAAACGCTTACACAAGAGAAGAAGGTGAAAGAACTAATGAGAAATTAATGGGTCTTTCTTTATTCAGTAAAGCTGTTGAAGCTAAAACTATTCAAGTAGCTGCTGCTGTAACTAGAGAGCAAGTTCAAGATTTAAAACAATTCGGTGTTGATGCTGTTGCTCAAGTTGAAGCTGTTTTAGTTAACGAATTAACTCAAACTATTAATGATTTAATCATCAATAACATCGCTACTTTAGGTGTGTCTAACATCTCTAAAGCTACTGCTGCTGGTGAAATTTCTGCAACTTCATTGAACGTAAACTTATATGCTGCTTCTGATTTCCAAGGTGGTAAAACTGAAGGTTCTGAGCACAGAAAAATCTTAACTGGTATCTTAGCTGCTGCTAACTTAATTGCTAACAGAGGTAGAAGAGGTGCAGGTAACTTCGCGGTTGTAGGACCACAAGTTGCTACAGCATTACAATCAGTTGCTGGTTACGTTCCAAACCCATTCGCTAATACAGTATCTCAAGCTGCAGGTGCAATCTACCCAGTAGGTTCTGTAGCAGGTGTTCAAGTTTACACTAACCCTAAATGGAAGTGGAATAACTTTGACGTATTAGTTGGTAGAAAAGGTGACGGTAACGGTCCTGGTTTAGTATTCATGCCTTACTTAATGGCTGAATCAGTTCAAACTATCGCAGAAGCTACAATGGCACCAAAAATTGCTGTTAAATCTAGATTCGCATTAGTTGAAGCAGGTTTCCACCCAGAAACACAATACGTGAAATTCACAATCGGTCAAGTTGCTGGCGCTGCTCACACTTGGTCTAACTTAATCTCTTTAGCATAATCTCTGATTAACTAAAAGATTTTAGTACATAATTAAAAGGCTTCCAAATTGGAAGCCTTTTTTTTGCTCAAATTTTAAAAGATATATAATGTATATAAAAATAATACTATGAATATGAATTTCGAAAATTGGTATAGTAAAATGTTAAGCGAAACTGCAACAACTACAGTTTCACCGACGGCCACGGTCGATGTTAAACCAAAAACAGATGCTATTGCAAATGTTCCTAGCAGAGAAGACATAATAAGCGACGTTGATTCTATCATGACACAATTGGATCAATTATCAGCTCAAGTTAAAGAAGATTTCAATATTGAAATTTTAGATGAATCTCTTGTATTGGAAGGCGCATGGGATGATACAAAAGATAATTTCGGTTCTTTATTTGGTGATCCAGTATTTCAATTAGTTGGTTTGGGAATAGCAGGTATTATAGGAGCTTTAGGATTAAGCGTTAAAGCTGTAAAAGATACCAAAAGAAATAGCGCTATTGGTAAAATGGTCATGGGAGATTATGCTAAACTTAAGCAACTTAAATTACAAGAAGTTAAATTAGAAGCTATTCAACATCAATTAGAAGAAAAGAAAGATGATATTGAAGCGGCTAACGAATCGGTTATTGATGAAGCTAATCCAGCTGCTCAAAAACCACAAGCAGGTTCAAATGCTCAAGTTAGACAAAAAGCTATAGCCGATAAAGAAAAAGCTTTAAAAGCCAAAGAAGCTGAAGCTAAGAAAAATGCAGCAGCAGCCAATAAAACAACTTCTAGCGATGAAAATGACGCCAGAGATAAAATGGCTGAAAAAATAGAAGCACAAATACAAGCAGTTATAAAGAAAAGAGATGTTTTAGATACATCTATAACTACATACGAAAGTACATTAGACGCTAAATACGCTGAAGAAAAAATTACAGGCTTTGGTTCTAAAAAAGTACATACTTTAATTGCGTCTGCAAAAGACGGTGTAGCGCAAGAAGTTGCAGAAGCAAGATTGAAATTCTTTAGTGAAAATTTATCAGATGAAGCTTTGAAAGAACTTAAAGAAAGTCTTGATGCTATTAACAGAAGACAGGCTAAAAGAACTGAAGAGATTAATAAAGAAGCAGAAGAAAATGCGGCAAAGGCAAAAGAAGTTGCAGCTGAAGATGAAGAAGTTAAAGCAGCTTTAGACAAAATTAAAAATCCAAATGCAGACACTGAAGAAGAGCCAGAAACTAAAGAAGAACCTAAATCTGATGATAACGACGGTGAATCTGATCAAATGAAAGCTCTTAAAAAATCAGAAGAAGAAAAAGCTGATGACGAAAAGAAAAGACAGGAAAGATCAGCTAATAAAGCAGAAGATGATAAAAATGCTGAAAAAGAAACCACTAAGAATACCAAAGACGGTAAATTAGACAGAGTGGAAGACATGATTAAAAAAGAAACTGAAAAGGTTCAAAATAATCCAGAAGCTAAAAAGATCAAAGATAAAATTGCAGAATTAGAAGGCGCTATCGAAGAGCTTAAAAATAAAGAAAAGAAATCTAAAGAAGACGATGATAAAATTGCTATGATACAAAAAGGTGTTGAAGCACAAAAGAAACAATTAGACAAAGTATCTTCATCTGATAAATTAGAAAAACTAAAAGATTTAAAAGATCAAATTGCCGCTAAAGAAAACTGGCAATTAGAAGGAACTGAATTAGGTAGATTGTTTGAAATGGAAATTTCAAAGCTTGAAAAAGAATACATGATTAATGAATCAAGCTCTTTAAGTATATCTGATAAATTTAAAATATTAATGGGTTAAGATTTTTTACCCTTTTTAACTAGTCTAAAGAACTCTTGTTGTTGATTCAGCAAGAGTTCTTTGCATTTCTTGCGAAACTCAACTGAAGATTTTAAAATTCTTGAATCTACCATCGGAGCCTTTAAAGCGTCATGATAATCTGGATGAACAAAGTTTTCCAATGAAAAATCACTCATTTTAGCTTTGATTGGATTGCCAGACAGGGCACAATACCAATCAATCGTGTTGTAATTTTCTATAAGATCTTCTTTCTGTATAATTTCACCAGTAGACCAATCATAGAATAATTTATTAGTAGAGCTTAATCTACTAACAGAATATGAGTTTTGTTCAAATAATATCAAAGCAAATGCGTCAGACTGACATCTTTCTTTAAGCAATGGATTTTCTATCAATAATCTTTTTTGAGATTTTGACAAATTAGCAAACCTTATACCAAATCTGTTAGTTGGGTAAGGTCCATTAGTTCTTTCTATCTTTGGATGTTTCTTTTTTGCTGACATACTGAAACTTATTTATCATATTTAATATAACATGTATAAACATAAAAATATGATTCGAGCACTATTTACAGAAAAGTACAGACCTAAAAATCTAGAGGACTTAATTTTACCAGACAGAGTAATGAATAAGTTCAAAGATGGTTTAACCCAAAATATGCTTTTAGCTGGAAGTCCAGGTACAGGCAAAACTTCAACAGCTAAGGCTATTGTTAATCAGTTTAATTTACCATATCTTTATATCAACGCATCGACAGATACGTCAGTAGAAGTTATTAGAACTCGAATTACTGATTTTTGTTCAACTATGTCAGTTTTAGATGATCAAGGTAAATTCAAAGTAGTTTTATTAGATGAGGTTGATGGTGTATCAGACCAATTCTTTAAAGCTCTTAGAGCAACGATGGAACAATTTGCAGCTAATTGTAGATTTATTGCAACTTGTAATTACGTAAATAAAATTCCAGATCCAATTCTTTCCCGTTTTGAAGTTATTAATTTTGACTTTGATAAAGCAGAAGAATCTGAATTGACAAAGAAATACATTAAACGTGTTTATGAAATCTGTGGAAAAGAGGAAATGACAATAGATAAACCAGCTTTGGTAGAATTTGTTAAAAGAAACTTTCCAGATTTAAGAAGCACTTTAAATAAATTACAAGGTTACAAAACAAGCGGCACTACTAATATTACAGTAGAAGACGTTAAGAAATTTAATTCAGTCTACAAAGATCTATTTGAACTAATCTTTAATGAAACTGACCCGGTTAAGAATTATAAGTTGTTGGTTAGTGAATACTCAAATAGAGTAGATGATGTTTTACAATCACTCGGATCTGATTTTGTAGAATACATTCAAACAGAAAAACCAAACAATGTAAAATCTATTCCACAAATTATAATTTCTGTAGCAGAACATCAAGCACAAAGAGTGCATGTTATTGACCCAATCATTACCATGTTATCTTGTGTTTATAAATTACAAGAAATTGTAAGATCATAAGAAAAAACATCTAAAAATATTTTACCATATCGTGGAAAATAGTTATATTTACAATAACAACGAAGAAGAAATGAGACTAGGCAAACACACATTATTAATTGACGGAAACTACTTCATATATAGTAGGCTTTTCGTTATGCCTAAGCCTTCTAGTGGAAAGTTACTAGAAGACGATAAAAGCAAAGGTCAATTTATGAGAAAATTGGCAATAGATTTCGCATCTGAAATTAGAAAAATGCAACCATTTGTGGATCGTATTGTCTTGGCAATCGATTCTAAGTCATGGCGTAAAGACCTTTTTCCAGAAGCTGAGTATAAAGGCACTAGAGTGCAGAATGAGACAGTTTGTTGGGACGGCGTATACCAAATATATGAAGAGTTTAAAACTGTTTTAGCTAAACAAGGTGTGATCGTGGAGCAGATTCCAGGCGCAGAAGCTGACGACATCTTATTTGCATGGTCAACTTACTTAAATGCTAATGGTAAAAACTGTATTGTTTGGACCGGTGATAGAGATTTAATTCAATTAGTGGATTACTCTAAAGCAACTGACGGTTATACATTATGGCACTACAATACCAAAAAGAAATTAATTGTATTTGAAGGCTTTAATAAAATGATTGCCACAGATATCGACGATAGAACTGAAGACGACGATGATTTACTTTTTAATTTGGCTAGTAAAACTTCATTCTTAGAAAAAATGAGAATGGACGTCATGGATTGGATCAAAAAGAATGGTATTGAAATAGAAGAAATTAACTGTGATCATTTTATCTTTCAAAAGATTTTAATGGGTGATAAATCAGATAACATTAAATCTGTGGTTTCTTGGGTTAAAGGCGGTAGAACTTATAGCATTACACAAAAACAAGCTGATAAAATCTTAGATCAATATCTTAAAGAAGAAGAATCATTTGTAATTGATCACATGTTTAGCGATGCTCAAGTTGATAAAATCGTAGATATTACGTATAGAGTGGTTAATAACTCTTCTAAGTCTCAAATTAAATTAAGATTTAATCAAAACTTAGATATTATGTTATTGCACCACAATACTATTCCAGAACCTATTCAAGAGCAAATGCAATCTGCTATAGAAAAAGATGTTATTATAGAACCTACTCTTAATAAATTGACGCAGATGGAAAGAATTCTAGAAGGCAATAAATGGATGGCAACTAAAGCTGAAAATGCACCTAAAAGCTACGATGCGTTTTCTGATTTAGATGTCTCTAATGAAAAACCTTTGACTAAAAATCTAAACGAATTGTTTTAATATGGCACATATTTCACAAGAAGATCAAGAACAAATAGACTTGATACTTTTAGAAGCTAATGCGTATAACTTAAAGTGGGAAGTTATAGACTTCGCAGAAAAAGAAATGGCTAATGGTGTAGATCCAGTCGAAGCGCACCAATTAGCTTTTAATGAATGGATTAAATAAAACAATATGCAATTAGACGATACTAAATTATTTGACTTTGTAAAAATTATGTTTACAAAGAAAGCTGATTACGCAAACATAAAAGAGCAAACAAAACGAAGACATCACTTTATGATTAATCGTTTTTTTGCTATTAAGTTTCCAGCAAATGCACAAATGTTCAATAAGAATGGTATCAATGGAGCTTCTGTAATTGATAGTTGGAGCTTAGTTGCTCAGAGATTTACTTCTGTGCCAATGTGGATTTACACAAAAACCAAAAAAGCAGCACCTAAAAAGGATGAATACATACCTAACGACGACGCTTTAGAATTGTTTATGAAGATTCATGAAATTGGTAAGAGAGAATACAATGAATTAAAGAGATTCTCACCAGATGAATTAGAAAAAGAATTGCGTAAATTAGAAACAACAATTAAAGTTTATTAATGACAAATTTCTCTGTTTTAGACGCAACCGATATCATAGATGTAATGTTATTTAAATATAACTACTATGATTTTAAAATCTGGACAGGAGCTAAGAATAAATTGAATTACATTGAAGTAAACGATCAATCTATTTTAGTTTCGCCTAAAGATTTAAAGAAGTACATTGAAAGCACATATCCAAATGAATTGAATAAATTTAAATCAATTGGATCAGAATTCTTACACAAGGATGCTAACTCGATCTATTTCTTTAATACGATGCTTAAAGAAATGTCACGTTTAAAGTGGATCAAATTGACTCTAGATAAAAGTAAAAATTATTCTAGAATGATCGACGATAAAGTAAACGGTCCAAGAATTACATTTTCTTTTAAAGTTCTACACGTTACTTACAAATTATTCGAAATGTTTGATGAAGATGAACTTAAAGTTTTCAATAGCATTTTGACAGATTTACAAATATTAGAGCCTAATAAACCATACAAAAGACACAAGTTAAACTACATTTTAACAAAATTAGATAACTTTATCGAACAACAAGCTCTTAACCACACTGCTGAAGTAGAACCAGTACTTATATTTTTAGACTCAGTTGAAGAAAAGCTAGAAGGAGATAATCCAGAAGTTTTGTTAGTTACAGACTATTAGATTTATTTCTTGAATATATAGTTCAGGAAAAAAGTCTATTGTTTAATGAGTTTAAAATTTAAATTACCAGCATTTAATAGACCTGCTTTTTTACGAAACTTTGGTAAAAGAGAAGGTTTAGTGTACACAGTCATAATATTTTGGATAGCATTCGGTATCTTAGGAGCCTTTAAAAAAGCTGATTTTGCACAAATGGCAGTTTATTTTGGTTCTCTAACAGCTTATGTTGCAACTTATATTTGGGCAGAAACTAAAAGACCGAGTTTAAAAACAGGTTTAGTTTTACCCGGCCCAAGTTCTAGAAGAGAAATCATGATTTATTTTGTAGTTGTCTTATGGGCAATTGCAGGTATTTTAGGTATTTTAAATGGAGTAAATCTTTCTGATTTATCAGTTTATTTCATATCATTAACTGGATTTGTTGCCTCTTGGATTGCAGGCGAAGTTTACAAGCCGCAAGATGAAATTAAAATAGATAATACAAATGGTTAAAGGATATACAGCAAATGAATACGGCGATTTTTTAATAGCTTCTATTAAAGATCCATATACTGACGTAGAAAAAGTATTAGATTGGAATATTCTAGTAGGACTTTCTGATTTAAATACAGTTGGTAGAATATCTTTAGATATAGATTCTATTGATGTATATGGCACACAAACTAATTTTTTAGGCTATCAAACAGGTGACAAAATAATAGTTGGTAATAATATTCTAACTATAGATTCAGTTATTGATGCTAATCACATGATTTTAGTTGATCCTTCGCCTGTCACAGCAGCCTGTGTTGTTTTCTATAAAGAACCTAATCAATATTCTTATTTTGATTACGAATACAGATTTTCTCAAAACCAAAGCGGTGGAGTTTATTCAGAATTTAGACC